GAATTTGAACAAATTTATGGCACACCTACTAATGCCGCAGAGAGGTATTTTTACCATTCTGTTAAAGCTGCTTTTCAAAGTCCTTCTGATATCATAGTATATCGCCTCCCATATGGTGAAGTCGCTGGCATCAACACAACTGATCTTTACACAGCATTAGTTTACCCTGTTGCCGCATATTATCCTGGTACCAGTGCAACAAATGCTGCCAGCTATACACCTGTGACTAAAGGTCAATACAGTAACACCACTCTAGATGGAGCTAGTGCTACATATGTTTTCGGTACACCTACCCATTACAAACTAACTCAACAAGAATATCTTGATATCTTGCGCGGAACAGCATTTACATGGAGCTCCACAAGCAGTGCTGCCAATGGAAATATTAGTACATCTTTTGCTTCTGTTGCAGACTTTGGCAAAGCTGGATTGATTGTTCTCAACAAATCACAATCTTCAATCAACAGCAGATATGAAGGTTATTATATAGGATTAATTGACAACACTAACCTCAACCCTGCAACACCTTTTAATGATGTTAATAGAGTGCTTTCACTCAACACAACTGCAACAACCACTTCTAGCAATCAGTACAATGTACTACCTGATGCCAGATTAGCATTTCCTTTGTCTGCAACTGCAGCAGGTGGTGGTAACAGTGTATCAGAAGCATTAGAAAACGTACCATCTTTTGATATCTTTAATAGTCAATTTGATGATACAGCAGCTTTAGGTGTATTCAAATTGCGTCAATCTGTCTTCTCACCTGATACAATTGCTTTAGATTACGTTCTTGAAGAAAGCTACCTTGGATCATTTGACTATTATCGTCAGATTAATGATGAAAATGGTGGCCCTGCCAAGAGCTTCTTTTTAGAAACTCTTGATAACAACTCTTCACAGATTACTACACTAGTTAATCCTAATATTTCCAATAGACTTTCCACTAGCTGGCTGAATGATCAAGGTGTACCTACAAAGAAAATTCGCTTCCTTGGTTCACAATTAGCTACACCTGTACCTAATGACACACCTGATACTTACAATACACGTGTTGGTGCTCCTAGTGCTGCTATAGCAGCATTTAATAGTGTATTAGGCACTACTGATGCTCTAGTTGCTCTTGGTGATTATACACCACAAAACATTGATACAAAGATCATTGGCAATGTACCAACAAAGCTAAAATCACTATTTGATAAAACAGAAAATTCTGACATTTATAATTTCAATATTGCTGTAGAAGCAGGATTAGGAACTGTTTATGTTAATTCCTTTAACCCTGCTACTAGCGGATATTTTGATGATACTGTTGGTTACAATGCAGTACAAAGTGGCCTCTCTTCACAAAACACTGGTGTAGCATCAGCTGTATTGAGCCAGTACACTGCAGTAGCACAGCAATTTGTTTCTTTTGCACAAGATAAACGCAAGGATCTGTTGTTTATAGCTGATCCAATTACCAATATCTTTGTTGAAGGTCTCAATATCAAAACTCTTGATGATCCTTCCAAGACGTTCTCAAACAATATCTACTGGCCCTTGAGAAATCAATTCTCTTCCATCAATTCCAGTTATGTTTGCACTTATGCAAACTGTGTCAAGGTAGCTGATATTGCTTCTGCTCAAGAAGTATGGGTTCCTTTCTCTGGATTTGCTGCAGGATTGATGGGCAATACTGATAGTCAATACCAACCATGGTATGCAACTGCAGGATTCACAAGAGGTGTTGTAACAGGCATTACTGACATTGGTATATTTCCCAAGCAGAAGCAAAGAGATCAATTGTATAAGATCAATCTGAACCCCATTGCATTCTTCCCAGGTGAAGGATTTGTAGTGTATGGTCAAAAGACCTTGCAGAAAAAACCAAGCGCATTTGATAGAATCAATGTGCGTAGATTGTTCTTGAATCTTGAAACTGCAACAAAGAATGCTGTGAAGTATTTTGTGTTTGAACCAAACACATTGTTCACCAGAACACAAGTATTAAACACTCTCACACCTATATTTGATAATGCAAAGAATACGCAAGGTGTGTACGACTACTTGATTATTTGTGATGAAAGAAACAATACACCAGACATTATTGATGCAAACACACTTGTGGTAGACATTTATCTTAAACCCACAAGAGCTGCAGAATTTATCCTTGCAAACTTCTATGCTACCCGTTCTGGTGTAAGCTTCCAGGAGATTGTTTCATAAACATGAAGGGGAATAAATAATTTTATGGCTGATGTAAATCAATTAATTCAAGACTTTTATAGAGTAGCGCAAAACAGAGAGTTTGCTCGTGATTATAGCTTCAGAGTACTTTCTATTAACACTGGCGGTGCATCAAATGTAACTTTTGATCAAGACGATTTAGTTTATATCAAGACTGCTTCTCTGCCTGAAAGATCTATCAGTAATGTAACAGTTCCTTACATGGGTCTCAATTTCAATGTTCCTGGAAATGCTACTTATCCTGGTTCTGACGCCTATAGCTTGACATTCTATGCTGATGCCCAGTCTAAAATCCGTCAGAAGTTTGAACAATGGTCACAGGACATCTTTAATGATGCTAATTCTACTGGCAATTACTTTGCTCCTAAGCAAACCGCCATCATTGACCTAGTACAATTGGATAATCAGATGAATAAAGTTGCTCAATATCAGCTTGTTGGCGTTTCTGTAAGAAGTGTTGGCCCTCTGCAGTATAATATTTCTGAAGGAACTGGCAATACAATTGAATTTACCTCCACGATATCATTTCACTACTGGAGAAGACTGAATTAATTAAATAATTAGGTGGATAATCCGTTCACCTCAGCACTGCAGGGTTTAGAGAAGAATTTTTCTGGTCTTTTTAATGGCCAAAATCCTTCGTTTGCTCCTCAAATTACAGAATTATTTGGGTTTAATATACCAGGTGTACCTTTAATAAGTCCAAGAGACTATTTTCTCACTCAAATGGAATCGTGGTTTACCGCCATTCCTATGTCAACACAATGGATTATTGTGATTGATAACTACCCAGTAGCCTTACGTTCTGATATATTACAAGGCCTAGAAAGAACAGATGGTGGTAAAAAGGGTTGGGATATATCCACATCTGTTGCAATTTTAAAAAGCTTCCCTCTGCAAAGAATAATTGGATGTTTATTTGCCAATTCAATCTCCATACCCGCTGAACAATTTAATGTTGATTCTGCTTCTGTACCAAACAACAGAGGCTTTCTCCCTGGTATAATTGGCAGCAATCGTCAAGTTGATCCACCCACACTTACCATTGAATTTAGAGATACAAACACATCTTTTATTGATAATGTAATCAGACCTTGGGTGATATTAGGATCACATTTTGGCATGGTATCAAGACCTGGTGATACCCCTGGTAAAAGAGATGTAAGAAACATGAAATGTAACATAACTTTATTACAATATGCCCGTACTTTGAATAGTATTTCTATGATACCTAGAAAAGTATGGCATTTTTACAACTGTATGCCATATAACATTGGTGAAGAGAACTACAATTATACTGATGAAATTGTCAATAACATAACAACCCGATGGACATACTCAAATTATACCATTGAAAGCGGCCTATATCTGCCTGTACAGGATCTTGTAAATAGAATTTCTAACGGTGATATACCCAGAGTTACGTCTTTCCAGAATGGTATTGGCAGTATAAATCCATTAGGCTTCTTATAAGTTCTTATAATGGACTTTTATTTAAATTTCTACGCACCATCTTTAAAAAAGAATTTAAACTTGAAAGAACTCACCTTTCATCAGTTTTTTACTCTCAATAAATTCATTACAAACAATAACCATGCTCATATATCTCAATGTTTTGATGATATTATTCTCGATAATCTTAAAGAGAAAGAATATTTTGATCAATTAACAAATTTTGATAAATTTGTAGGGTTATATTTACTTAGAAGCAGTTGTATTTCTCCTGAAGTAGAGCTTAAAAGCGGTACAAGCACAGCAAAAATTTCTTTATATCCATTTTTAATTAAATGCGTAGATAAAAAAGTTGAAACAAACAGCATTGTTACTGTAAATGATATAGAGCTACAATTAAATCTCCCAAAAAGCCTCTATTCATCAAATACTTTTGATGTAATTTATGACACAATTTATAATGTAAAGATAAATAAAAAAAATATTGATATATCAGCATTGAACGCTGAAGAAAAAAATAAAATAATTGAACAATTACCTGCTCAGATATCTGCAAAAGTCAAAGCTTACTGTGATGAGATGGAAAAACAATATTCTGACTTAATTCTTGAATTTAAACTGCTTATTGATTCAAAGATTACTGTCAATCCTTTCAACAACAGTCTGTTTGAAATTTTAAAAGCATTTTATCAAACAGATTTGATTAGTCTATATGAATTACAATATATTCTAGTAAACAAACTACTTTATTCTGCAGAATATGTAGATAAGAACACTTTAATTGAAAATATTTTACTAAGCAATTTTTATAAAGCAGAGATTGAAAAAATAAATGCCGAACAAAACAAGAATCTTGACAAATCTACATCTCTAAGTAAATAACAGTATGGATAACTTCTCTGATGCTATATCTTCATTAAGCAATCTCACTGTTCAATACGATATATTCGTACCATCAGTGAATAGAAAAATTAAATTCAAAGGACTCAATACCAAGCAGCAAAAAGAAGCAGTAAAAAGCGCCTTAGAGACAGGATTTATAGGTGTATCTTTTTCTAATTTTCTTAATACAATTATCAAAGACAACGCTTGCGAGAATGTAGAGTTCTTGCTTACAGATAAAAACTTTATTATAACTTGTCTCAGAGTTCTGTCACTCTCTAAAGATATAAAAATAGACAACACACCAATTGATTTTACTTTCATATTGAACAACGTTGCTGCTCTTCCAGAACATTTGAAACAAAAAGAAATTAGTGATAATAACCTAAAAATAAATTTACAAGTACCCTCACTCACTAAAGATACTGAAATTAATAGAGAAACAACAAAGAAGATAGGTCAAGATAAAAGTGAATCACTTTCAAAGGAAGCAGTTGGTGAAATGTTTATTAATGAGCTCGTAAAATACATCGACAAAATATCCATTGACAATAACGGTGAAATAGTTGAACTCAACTTTAAAGATATAACGTTTGAACAGAAGGTACAGTTAGTTGAAAAGCTACCACTCACACTGAATTCTAAGATATTTGACTATATAAATGAGGTTCGTAATTTTGAAAAGACTGCTTTTGTAAAAGACGGAAAACAGTTAGATTTCACTATTGATCCATCATTTTTTACAGTTTAAAAACTGTTTTTTATTTAAATATTATTAATGAACGGTGATGCACCTGATGTAGCAATCTTAGCTGATAAAATTGATAGTATCGATGGAAAGCTTGACTATATCAACAGCATGTTAGATAAAACTCCTCGGGAAAGCACAGAAAAAAACGATTTAGCTGAAAAATTTGCAGACGAGCAGAAGCAAAACCGAACAAAATTCAATAGGTTCAATCAAAAACAAAAGCTGTATCAAGCCATACCTATCACTATTGATGGTATTTCTGTTGATGGTAAAAACACTCTGCAAAAAAGTTTAAAAAATCTCTTTACATTTCCTGAGGATACAACTAAAGCCATTACAAAGAAAAAAGACGGCTTACTACAAACTTTAGCATTAATTTCTGTATTATTACTTGCAGCATATGCATTTTTAAAAGATAAAGTTGGTGAGTTTTTAAGTAATCTCGAAAAATGGCTTGCTGGTCTGCTAGGATCTATTAAGATAGGTGATTTGTTTAGTAAAATTTTTGAAGGCATTCCAAAGCTAGGTGAATTATTAAAAGCTAAATTTCTTGAAATGCTTGAACGTCTTTTTGATGTTAATAAACTGAAAGCTTTAACTGAACTATCACCTGAGCTCAAGGGACTATTAGAACGATTTAAAGCAATACCTGAAAAATATTTAAAAATGTCTACAGAAGCACTTGAAAAAGAAATAAAGTATTTAGAAGAACTTACTAAATTTAATGAAACATATTATAAAGTGGCGATGGAAGGGAATAAAAAATTTATAAGCGATCTTCAAGAGCTTAAAAAACTAAAAGATGCTGGGATGTCTACAGAAGAAATTACCCGCGCTGTAGAAGAATTTAATAAAACACAAGAGACAATTAAAAAAGTTCTGGATATAATTAAAGGTCCCTTGGAAATGTTAAGAGCTTCAGGTGCCGCTATAATGGAAGGAATAGGTAAATTTACAGAAGGGGTAGGCAAAGTATTAGAAGCATTGCTCAAGTTCATACCCCTCGGTACAAAGGTGTTTGGCCTGAGTAAAGCACTTTTAGAAAATTTAGGACCAATAGCAGTATTAATTGATTCATTTGAAACAGCAATCCATCTATATGACAAAGCAAAAATTGGTCAGTTAGGGGCTGAAGAAATAACAACTGCACTCACCACTCTTGTATTAAGAGCCATTGGATGGCTTGGTGGGTTAATTGTACTGCCTTTAGCATTTTTAAGAAGAGAGAGTATTCAAGATAATATTGAAA